TCACCAGTTTCGGATGATCAGCTCGCCCTTTCTCTCCTTGCTGCGGCCGCCACCTCCAACGCTGTAGTTGATGTCCACCCTATCGATGGCCAGCCCATCGAACGCCTGTCGCATTTCCGGAATGTCGTTGACCGAAATGATCATGTTCCCCTTCATGCTCCTGGCCAACTCAGCCATTCGCTGGTACTGATGCAGTCCGAACTCAACACCATATCCTTCGGTACCCCAATACGGAGGATCGCAGTAGACCAGCGTGTGCTCACGGTCGTACTTCTTGATGCAGTCTGCCCAGTCCAGGTTTTCGATATATGTCCGGGACAACCTCAGATGCGCAGCCGACAAGTCTTCCTCCAAGCGCAGCAGGTTTAACCGGGGCGGGCTGGTGGTCGACGTGCCGAGTGTCTGTCCCTCGACCTTGCCTCCAAACGCTAACCGTTGGAGGTAAAAGAACCTGGCAGCTCTTTGGATATCTGTCAGCGTCTCTTCTGGTGTGATCTGCAACCACTTGAAGATTTGCCGTGACGAGAGTGCCCATTTGAACTGCCGCACGAACTCTTCCAGGTGATGGCGCACGACTCGGTACAAATTGACGAGCTCCCCGTTCACGTCGTTCAGCACTTCAGCTTTGGCCGGTTCTTTCAGAAAATACAGTGCAGCCGCACCACAGAACGGCTCCACGTAGCAAGTATGCTCAGGGAACAGCGGGAGAATATGCTTTGCTAAGCGGCGCTTGCCACCAATCCAAGGAACAATGGGTGCTGCCGTGATTTGTAACATCTGCAAGACTCTTTCCTATTGTGAAATATCCCGATAGGCTTGTCTTACCGTTGGCCAACGGTGACAGCCTCGGGGGGACTTGCAGGTATACGCTGCGGGTCAGCTGGCCGGACAAGTGCTCCAACACCAGTCCGGTCGCTGTCTTCTTACTTAGGTGAAGCCGGCCAATCTGACACAGCGGGCCACTCAGGCTGTTGCGGCATACGTGACAACAGCACGCAGTAACGTTTCCACTCCATCAATTTTGTCAGCTCTGCTTGCGTAGCTATGTCCAACTCTACGGCGTCCTCTATCGGACGGCGGGCGAGGTAGGCAGCGGTCAGGCGGCGCTGTAGTTCCTGATTGGCTTGTTCCATCAGCGCGAAGGCCTGCGCTGTCTTGTCAACGCTCCAGCCCTTGCCATTCCATGACGGGAATTCGCAGGGCGGCAGCGGCGTGGCGCGCAGGCTCTCAGGCGTGTCACCCAGGCGGGCCTGGATCGGCTGCGCAGTGTCAATGCTCCATAGTTTGACTGCGCGCCAGTCGGGTGACAGAGCCCAACCGCCGTCGTGGAAGATTGCTGTCTGACGCTCTGCGGCGGCCGGTGGTTGCAACTCGGTGCTATGGGCGGGCAGCAGCCAGACTTCATCAATGTCTAACGGCGAGCGTTCTGCGGAGGTCTCGCCCAAAAACTCACCAGTAAAGGGGCTATACGCGTATACAGTCTTCATGGCGTGACTCCTCAAATTTTTATGCAGGGCAACAGCGTAACGTTTTGGGGCCGCGCGCCTTTCAACAGATTGCTTGTTGATGCCGCTGTGCCAACCATCTGGGACGACGATGATTGCAGTTGCACCTGCCATCCAACGGGAGGAGTCACATTGTATTTAGACGGGTCAATGACAGCACCGTCTGCGTGATTGGATTCCAGACCATCGTCGTACAACGATGAGACCCAGCTGAGCCTGTCGTTGGCACTCGATTGCCAACTACCTGTTGAACCGTTTTTTTGGTCAATGTAACCCTGATACGGCACGATGCTGCCGGGTTGCCTCGACCCAAATGCACGCCCATTACCGGCATTGTGCCCGCGAATGAATTGATCTCGCAGGTCAGGCAGGTTGAATGTTGTCGTGCCATCGCCGACGCCGTACGTTGTACCAATTACCGCAAATAGTGCCGCATAGGTCGTACGGCTGATCGCCTTCCCATCGCAGATTAACCACCCCGCCGGCGCAGATGGATTGGTGTACCAGCAAATCATCCCCGTAGGCACTCCGGCTGAGGCTGGAGCAGCATCAGTGATGCCATACCCCGCCAGCGTGGTCGATTTCTGGGCGAAATACAGGTGCAACCAACCGTATGACTGATTCCACAGCCCGATTGGCTTTGCCAAAAACACAGGTTTTGAATCAATCACCAGCGCAATTTCTGTCACACCACTATTTGTCCCGTCACCGCCAGCGGCAAACATACCGGTGTCGCCATCGGACTCAAATGCAAAGCCGTTGGTTGCGTTATCAGATGCGGGATAGCCTTTTTTTGCACGGAATGTAGTCGTACTCGCTCGGCCCTGCGAGTCAATGGACAATTTTAACGCCAGACTATCCAGCATCTGCCCCAAGGGAGCGGCGTCAGTAATGCCGTAACCGGCTAATGTGGTCGGCCTGCCGCTGGTGATTTTGCTCCAGTCGTGACTCGGCACCTCATTGCCGGTCATCGCTCTGCCGGCAGTGACGCGCCCTTTAGCATCAACCGTCACCATGCCGTAGCTGCCCGGCGCCACACCGGTACTAGCCAGCGTAAGCGCTGCGCTGGCGTTGCTACTGCCATCAAACATCACATTCCAACTGCCGTCACCGGTAACCTCAATCTTGCGCGCGGTGTTCAGCTTGGTTGCATTGCCTGACGATTTCTCGCCGCTCTCCAGCTTGTCGATCCGCTCCTTCAGGTGGACGGTTCGGTTGGCGAGCTGCTTGCCCTGCAAGTTGTCGATGCCATCCGGCCCGGCCAGCACCGGATCGGAGGTCTCCAGTTGATAAATGCCCGTCTCCCAGACGGACTTTTCCGGCAAATACGCCATCAGGCACTCCCTCGGTTGAATTGTTTGTCGCGGGTGGCAATCGCGCCGTTGTGGCGGTTGGCCACGCCCTGGTAGTCCAGGCTAGTCAGGTGGCAGCGAGCCGGCGCATAGACAGCCAACATGCTGCGCACCTGATTGGCCTGGTCGTTGGTGATCGGCTGCTGCAGCAGCACCCGGTAGCGAGCCCAGGCGGTGGGCTCGCCGTGGAAATAAATCCCGTCTCGGCGGGTGGCGCCATCATGTTGCTTGTTGGCCAGCCCCTCGATCAGCGTCACCTCGCCCAGGCACAGGCGGCGGATTACTTCGCGGATAGCCCAGGGCGTACCCTTGTAGCGGTGCAGCTCAATGGCGGTCTTGATCAGGTTGCGCCGCGCGTCGTCGGACTCAGCCAGCGCCCAGCCATCAGCACCGGTCAAGCTGAACTGCTCGGCCAGGTGTGGCAGCGCCGAGCCGGTTACGTTGTCCACCAGGTAGACCAGGAGCGTGGACAAATCGGCCTCGCTGATCCTGGCCGACAGCGCGGCCAGGATGCGGCTGCGGGCATCGCCGGCCAGGGCTGGCGGCAGCGGAAGGTCAACCATTGGTCGCCTCCGTGGGTGTTAGCTTGATGGCGTTGCAGCGTGCCCATTCGTTTTCGGCAAGCTCCAGCCGCTGTGGACTGATCAGCGTGACCTCATAGACGCCATCCACCTGCAGCGCGGCAACGATCTGGCTGGGAACGATGTCTCGACCGAGCGCGGCCGAGTGGTAGGCGGCATAGGTTGTGGCGCGCTCGTTCGCCACTGCACGGACCAGGACCGCATCTGCAGAACTGAACAGCTTGAGCTGGGCTTCAATCACATAGTCCACGGCAGCCGGCGCCAGCGCCTGCACGCTGTCGGTCAGCGGCCGCACTTTCTCGGCCGAGCACGTGGCTTGCACCAGGGCGAGCATATTGGCGTCCGGCACGCCGGTTTTTAGCAGCGGGTAGAGCTGGACCACGCCAGGCGTGGGCGACAGTACAGCCACGTCGACAATGCTCTGGTGCGCGCGCAGGGCGTGGAAGCGGTAAGCCTGGCGGCTGCCGGCATTGGAGAATGACTCCGGCGCCAGCATGATGCGCTCGCGCAACCGCTCGTCGTCTTCCTCGTCCACGCCGCCGGCCGTCACCGCGGTGTTGGTCACCACCACGTCCATGTCGCCTAGGTCGTCCATCAGGTTGACGATCTGGCCAGGCTGCCAGTCGTTGCCAGCGCTGCCGGCATCCTCGCAGGTGGCGGCGATATCTAGCGACACGCTGCCGGCCGGCAGTGTTGCCGCATCGTCGGTGGCAAAGGCCACCACGCCGTCGCCGCTCTCTACGCGAGTGCCGGCTGGGATTGGCAGCGGGCTGGCCAGCGGCGTATCCAAGTTGAAGCGCAGCGTAGCGCGGGCGGGCTGGGCCGGCAGGCGGGTGACGCCAACCAGTTGGCCCAGGTAGTCCAGCATCGGCGCGCGGGCGTAGGCCACCAGGTTCTGCTTGGCCGCTTCCTGGATGCCTACGCGGACCAGCGTTTCGCGGTAGGCCATCAGGTCTATCAGCAGCCGTTCCACCTGGGCCGGGTACAGCGTCTTGCCGCTCATCTGCTCGTACTGAGCAATGAGCTCGGCCGTGATGGCGGCGGGATCGCGTGCGACAAAGTCGGGTTCTGGTAGGGTCATAACCGCACCTCCGTCTCCCTCACACCTGCGGCGATGCGCCAGGTCACGCGCAGGATGATGTGGGCACCGTCGATCAGCGGGGCCACCTTCACCAGCTGGCAGCGAGGCTCCCATTGCCGAATGGCCTCCACGGCCTCGCGCACCACATGCGGCACGGCTTGGCTGACCGGGTGGTCGATATACAGATGGATGTCGGAACCGAAGTCCGGGCGATGCGGATCGCCGCCCTTGGGCGTGGTCAGGATGATGCGGATGCACTGGTCAATGTCCGCCTCGGCCTCGACCAGGTCGGGACGGTTCAGCGCGGGTTGCCAGTGAAGTGAGTCAGATAGCCGGTTCATGCGACTATGCTGTCGCAGGAGCCGGCCAATAGCCGTTAAAGTTCTTTAGCGTTGTGGGGTCAGATTTGGTTTTACCAGGCTATAAAAAAGCTCTGCCATTTTTTCTCCATCGTCGGTTAGACCGTAGATGTGAGCATTGGGATGGTCAGGGGCATCCATCTTGATCATCCCTTGCGAGTAGAGCGATGTAAGTAGCATAGTTGATACGTCTGTAAGAAGAGCGTCTACCCAAGCGTTGCCAGTATGCTCCAACGATGTAAACCTACCTATTGGCATGGGATCACGGATGGACTTCAAGAGTTTGAACATTCGATCAATCTGTTGGATGTTCTCGGTGCCACTATTCATTTTTTGCCTTCAACTTAAGTGTTCAATGGGAGTGGTGGTTGGAGTTCCCTCCGGCATCCATGATAACGCCAGTGGCATTAACGCTACCATCCACCTGCACATTCCCGCTGATCACCGCCGCCGAACCGGCCCCGCCTGATACCGCCATCCCGCCTTGCCCCACCAGCTTGCCCTTCACCATGACGTTGCCGGAGAACTCGGAATCCGGCGCGTCCACAGTCACCTTGCCCCCGGCCTGCAGCTGGATGTCTGCGCTGGCCTGCATCACCACCTTCTGCACGCCAGACACCGTCAGCGTGTGGCTGGCGCGGTCGTACTCCAGCAGCGCGCCGTCCTTGAACCGCACCATGAACTTGTCGCGGCTGCTTGTCGGCGGCGGGTCGGCTTCGGAGTAGATTGCGCCCAGGATCACGCCATCCTCGCCGCGAGCATCCAGCAACACTGCTACCTGCTCGCCTGTGTCGTAGGTCCAGCACGCCTGGTCATCCTGGGTTTTCGGGTAGGCGATGGGCAGCCACATGGTGCGCATATTGTCCATGTCCGTTAGGCGCACGCGCGCGAAGCCCGGTTTGCTGGCGCTGACGGTACCGTATTTGATGGTGGCGCCGAACTCATCCAGGGTCTCGTTCATTTCTTCTTGCCTTTCTGCGGCGTGGTGCCGACCACGTCGACCCGGCCGTTTTTCACTCCGTAGACCTTCAGCCCGTTGCTTGCGGCTTTCTTGCCGGTGCGGCCGGAGCCTTTCTGCACCGGCAGGCTGGCGCGCTTCACTTCCAGTTCGGTGGAATACCCGCTGCTGCGGTCGATGCGGTGGCGGGCGGATTCCACCAGGTAGCGGCCATCCAGCTTGCCCAGGCCGGCCAGGTCGAACGTAGTCCCCGCCACCAGCTTTGGCTGGCCTGGCAACGCCAGATTGCCGGAAGTCTGTTCCAGGTTGCTCTTGTCCATCGCCGCCTTCACCTTGGCATGGGCCGTCGCCCTGGACGTGGCGCGGCCGGCCATCTTCAGCGTGTCGCCGCTGGTGCTGGGCGTATGGCCGCTTTTCTTGCTGGTCTGGGTGGTATGGCCCACCTCGGCCACCTGGCCAGCCTTCATCCCGTACACCACGAGCTTCTTGGTCTTGGGATTGTGGCGCTTGAGCTTGGCCTCCTGGTAAATCTCCTTGATCTTGTCACGGAGGTGGACCGAGGTCAGGTCGGTCCGCTGCAGCGTCAGCACCGCCGCGCCGTCGCGCAGGTCGGCCAGCTCGCTGAACACCATCTTGTTGCCGGTGATCTTGAACATGTAGCCAAACTCCCGCGCCAGACGCACCAGGAACGCCACGTCGCGCTCCTGGTATTGCGTCACCCGGTCGATGCGGATGTCGCGGATTTTGCCGACCAGCACCAGGTGGTTGCGTTTGGCGATACGCTGAGCGATGGCCGCCAGCGTGGTGTTCTCGTAGGCCCGGCCGACGCGTGTGCGTACCGACTTCTTCACGCCGGCCGCCAGCGCTTTGATCGACACCGTGGACGGCGGGAACGCAAACTCGACCTCGTCGATCTCGAACTCGCCGCAGGGCAGCAGCGGCTCGCCGGCATAGCCGATCTTCAGCTTCAGCTTGTCGCCCTGGCGCGGATACCAGGCGTTGATCCAGCGGCCGTCGCTGTCCTCCAGCGCCACCTCCAGCTCGTCAGACTGGCCGGACAGATAGTCGGTATACGTCACCGACAGCACGTAGGGCGTGATGTCGCTGGTGATGTTGTGCTGCCCGTAGGCCAGCTGGAACACCGGGTGCGGCACCGTATTCAGCGCATCCATAGCGGCAGCTCCTCGGCCAGGTCGGCGTGTTCAATCACCGGGATAGACAGGGTTAGGCCGGCCGGCAGCGCCACGCCCAGCGGCGCGTGCGGATTGGCGGCGATGATCTGCTCGTAGGCCAGCGCGTCGCCGTAGTAGTGCCAGGCGATCTGGTCCCAGCGCTCGCCCTCGCGGGTAATGTGGTTCAGGAACATCAGATGGCCCTCGTGATGACCTTGGCGGCCAGCTTGCTGATGGCCGGCGACGCGGCATCCAGCACGCTACCAGCGGCGCCCAGGTAGCCGGCGTAGATATCCAGCTTGCCGGCCAGATTGCCCGCGTTGACCGAGCCCAGGGTGTTCTGCGCGCTGCGCACCGCGGCCAGGGCATTGGCGCCGGCGCGGGCGATGCCAGCGGCCTCGGGCAGCTTGCCGCTCACCTCGGCCAGTTGCTGCAGCGGCGTTGCCGCGCGCTGGGCATCGGCCAGCAAGCCAGACATCCGGCCGAGGGCGGCTTGCGGATTGCCGGCCATCTGCTTGGCCAGTTGGGCCGAGTCGCGCGCCAGGCGGATGGCGGCCTGGCCCTGGTTGGCATAGGCCACCGCCTGGCGGATGTTGTCCCGCACCGAGGAGGTGGCTGTCTTCAGCTTGCCGGCGGCCTGGCCCACCGGAGAGGCGACGGCCGCGGCTGGTGGCTGCGCCGGCTGCACCGCGGGCGGCAGCGGCTTCTTCTTGTCGCCCACGTACTCGCGCAGGGTGATGCTGGCCTCCAGGGCCAGCAGCGTGCCGGCCTTGTCGGTTTGCTTGCTGGTGGCCTGCAAATCGGTCAGGACAAACCAGCCCTTGTAGTCGCCGTTGCCCAGCACCAGCGCCATGGCCTTGTGGTCTGCCTGCGCCTGGCGCAGCTTCAGCAGCTCGGCTTCCGGATCGCAGAACTGGCTGTGGAACGATAACTGGATGCGGATTTCATCCAGCTTGTCTGCCATCCACTGCAGCCGCGGCTTACCCTCAATCAGCGCGTGCTCGGCATAGTCGGCGCCGAACTGCGACTCGAAGCCGTCGAAATAGGTGATGAGGTCGAATTGGACCTCACCCAGGAGCGCAAACATTATTTGAAGGCCCTCCGTTCCTGCTGCGCCCAGACGCGGCGCATCATCTGCTCCAGCTCATGCATCGACAGCTGCAGCCCGGACTGGACAGCGGCCTTGACAGCCTCCGGCGCTCCCGCAGGCACATTGATGACCGGACTGAAGTGGATCACCATTCCGCCGCCTGCAGGCGCGCCTTTGCCACCCGCTTGCAGGCGCTGCAGCCCCTCGGCCGCAACCTGCGTGCGCAGCTGTGGTTTGCCCCAGGCGTTGGTCGCGGCGCGGGCCATGGCGCCGGTCGCGCGCGCGGCGTGGGCAGCACTGCGGTCTATGCCGATGGCCGCGCCCTGGGCGATGTTGTCGCCGAATCCCATGAAGACCCGCGATGGCGACTTAATGCCGAGGGTATTGGCGAACCAGCCTTTGACGTCCGTGGCCAAGCCCAGGATGGCGTCCTTGGCTGCGCCGAGTTTGGACTTGATGCCGTTCACCAACCCCATCACCAGGTCTTTGCCCGTCTGCAGGAATTTGCCCGGCAGTTCACCGGCAAACTTGAACACCGGCAACCAGAACACGATCCAGCTGACCACCTTGGCTTTCATCCAGTTCCAGGCGCTGGCCATGGACTGCTTCACGCTCTCCCACAGCCCGCTGAAGAAGGTCTTGATGCGGCCCCAGTTGGCGATGATCAGCCGCGGAATGCCGATGATGGGGAACAGGTAGTTCAGCACCGGGTAGCGCTGGAAAGCGGCGGAGACCCCGGCCCACGCTTGGGTAAAGAAGGACTTAATGCGGCTCCAGTTGGCGATGATCAGCCGCGGGATGCCAATAATGGGCACCAGGTAATTCAGGATGGGATAACGGGTAAACGCCGCATCCACTGCAGACCATACTTTGGCGAAGAACTCCTTTATCGGCGTCCAATACCGATAGATCAGGTAAGCCGCGCCGGCTATCGCCATCACGGCGAGGCCTATCGGGTTCATCATCGCGGCCCGGCCTAGCCACAGTACCGCCTGGCCGACCAGGCGAATACCGCCCAGCAAGCCCCCGCTCAGCACACGGCCCAGCGCCAGCGCACCGCGCGCGGCCAGCAGCAAAGGCGAACCGAAGGCCATCGCCAAACCACGGCCAAATGGAAGCAGGAAGCGCCCAACCGCCATGACACCGCCGCCAACACTTCGCAGTCCAGAAATAAGCGGTGCGAAGCGGCCTGCCTGCCATAGCCCCTTAAAATAAGTCCATTTACCTGAGACTGTAGTGATCGAGGTGGTGAGTGCATTGAACGGCGACAGGACCAAATTGATACCGTACTTGATGCCAATGAAGGCCATCTTGCCGGCAAGGAGGCCGCCTACTAGGCCGATCACACCTTTAATCACCCCTGGATGTGCTTTGGCCCACTCTCCAAAGGCTTTGACGCCCGGCTTCAGTGCCTGCAGCATTTCAGTCAATGGTGGCAATAATGCATTGCCTATAGTGATGCCAATATCCGTCAGACCTATCTTGAATGCCTTGAATTGCTCGGTCGCCGTTTCCATGCGTTTTCCATAATCGCCACCCAGCAAGTCTTTGTTACTGGCTTCGACTGAGCCATCCTTGATGCTTTTCATGTCCTTCATATTTGCAATGGCTGGTCGGATGAACGACATCGCCTGCATGTCCTGGAAAAGCTCTCCCAACTTGTAGGCTTCGGACAAACGCTGAAGCGCTGCCTCCCGCTCCTTATCATCCTTGATCGCCATGACCTTTTGAAACTGCCCCGCGGCTTCTGGCCCCTTTGAACCCATGTAGCGGGTAATAATCTCCAGCATCGACTGCACGGGAGTCATTCCCTCGGCCCGCAGGTTCATCATGCTTTTCTTGAGATCGATTCCTGCCTTCTCGAAGTCCTTGAGGGTGTCGGGGGCGGTAATCTTTTGCAGGAAATTCTTGAAATTGTTGGCCGCTTCGTCGTTTGAGCCCGCCCCCTTGCGAGCAATCTGCAACGCAGCGCCGATCTCTGCCACGGCTTCCTTACCCGTAACCCCCAGCGCTTGGAATGATGGCGACAGCGCCGGCAACCACTTGGCCATATCGCGAATTTCAAACTGACCGCGCTTACCGGCATAAGCCAGCATATTGAGCGCGCCTTCGAAGCCGTCTTCACCTACCTTGAGGTTGTCCTTCAACGCGATGGCCACGCTGCCCAAGTCGTCCATGCTGGCTCTGGTTGCAGTGGCCGCCTTGGCCATGATCGGAGCGTATTTCTCCAGTGCTTTGGCGTCCTGGATGCCGCCGGCTACTAACACGTTGGTTCCGCGAGCCACCTCGGCCTGAAGCTGGTTCCATTTGAGTGCAGCATCCCGCACTGCGCTGCTGAGCTTTGCTTCCTCGGCTTTGCTGAACTCACCAGTAATGGCGGTGTCGCGCATCTGATCCTGAAATCCAGCAGCTACTTGTACCGACTTAACAACAGGTCCACCCAACGCCAGGGCAGTGCCCGCCGCCTCAAACGCCTGGCCGCGCAAATCTGCACGCGTTGACTTGAGCATCTCGCCACGCGCCAGACTGGCTGTCAGGCGCTCTTGCTTACTGCGGAGTTGATCCAAGGTCAGGCCCAGCCGGTCATATTGACGCTTCAGCTCCGCGACATTGCGCGTGGGGTGGGACATCGCCCGCGCCATCGCATCGCCCAGCCGATTGTGCTTGAGACGCAGCTCGTCGGCGACCTGGCCCAGACGCGCAGCGGTGCCGCGTGCCGATGCGAACGCAGACTGAAACGTGCCGGAAAGCGCCGCGCCGATTTTTACCCCGATCAGCAGTTCATTGGCCATGCCATGCGACCTTTTGCTATGCTGTAAACATGTTTGAAAAAACCGCCCTCACTACCGCCAAAGCCATTTACTGGCTGGCCATCTGCAGCGGAGCCATCTGGCTCGCTTGGGTCTGCTTTGCCAATCTGCCGCTGTGGGCCGCGGTTATCCTGTTCGCCATCGTATTGCCGCTGGCAGCGATGGCCGGCGCGCCCTTGGCGGCCGGCGCATCCTTTGCGGCTGGCGTGTTGGTAGCGGCCGTGCTGGCCGCGTACCGCCGCGCTACGCACTCCGGCGCCTGAGCTCCCGCTCGGCCACCTCCACCCACCACCAGTAATCCACCATCTCCAGCCCGTCGATCTCGGAGGGCTGCATCCGCAACATAATCAGCAGCACCTCATCCAGCGGCTGCAGGCTGGTCTCCGATGCCCAACATTTGGCGAAAACAATCGGACAATGCCTTGCTGTCGGCGATGTCCAGCTGGTCGATATCTTCCAGCGTCAGGCCGGTCATGCGGGCAAACAGGAAGTCTTCCTGGTCGGCGTCATCCGGACTGTGACGGCTGGCCGCTTTCAGGTCCGCGCGCTTCAGGCGCTGGATGTCCAGCGCCTCGATGCGCTGTCCTGCGGCGTTGGTGAACGGGTACTGCAGCTTGAGCTTGTCCATGGAGCATCCTTCCGTTTAATTGATTGGGAACCACGAAAGGATTGTGGCCAGAGGCGATCCATAACGCCGTTAAAGGGCTTTAAAGAAAGGCTTGCACATTTGGCCAGTCGAAAACGTCAAGGCATCGTGGTAATTTCCGCGGCCATGAAACCCGTTATTCGATTGGGCGACCCCACCAGCCACGGCGGCAAGGTGGTCAGCGCCTCCAGCACCACCACCATGTTCGGCAAGGCTGTCGCCTTGGTAGGCGATTCCGTCACCTGCCCGCAGCAGGGCCATACCAATTGCGTGATTGTGGAAGGCGATCCCACCTGGACGGTGGGCGGCAAAGGCGTGGCGCTGGATGGCCACGCCGTCAGCTGCGGCGCCAAGCTGATCAGCACGCTCGGCTCTGTGATGCGCGGTTATGAAGGAAGCGGCACCGCAAGCAGCGGCACCGTGAGCGCAGCCGAGTCCCGTCTGATGGCATCAGGCGTTTCCATTCCACCCGACAAGTTCAACCAGCACTTTCAAGTAGTCGATCAGGATGGCAATCCCGTTTCCGATTTCGCGGTCCACCTGGAGAAACCGGATGGGTCGATCAGCGAGGTCAAAACCTCGGCCGCAGGGCGGACTGAAATTGTCGGTGGCGCGCCAGGTGAGAAAATTGGCCTGCACCTGTTCAAGGGGGAGTGATGAGCGGCGCTGAAATGGTATCTGCCAAATTGACCCACAAAAGCAAAACCGACCCGCACGTCGTTAAGCTAAAGGTGTTCTGGAAAACAACCAAGAAGTGGGCCGAAAGCGACATTGCAGACTTTCAGGCAAGCGTGCCCGCCATTGTCGAAATCCTGCGGAACGAGCAGTATTGGGACAAGGATGGCTCTATCCACCAAAGCAAGTTTACCTGTGAAGACTTCGCAATCCGTGTGCTGGCGCAGTATGCGGCCTCAAAAGGGTTGCCTGTTAAGCTGACAACGGGTACCCGAACCTACCGCAACATGGAAATCTACAAGCCAGATGAGCATGACCGCTACGTGAATGATATGTGGGGCTTCGCGCAGATGGCCATGCTGACCTATGGCGCACCGGACATGCAGCGCATTGGGGTGAACACAGTCAAGGTTGACTCTGCAGAAGCGCTCAAGCCGGGGGACATTCTGGCGCTCGCGCATGACGCGAAGGGCCGGAGCACTGGCGGGACGGCTCACCACATCCAAGTGGTTTCATCCACAAGTGCAGAGAAGATTGGCATCTACCAGGGGAACTCCAACAACACCATTCACCGCCCGATAACATGGATTTACCGGGCGGTTGGCAAGAACATTGCCGACCCGCAGCAATCGGCATACGGTGGCCTGCCGGTTGAGATGGGGGTGTACACAAAAGCCAAGGCCGGTTGGGACTACTCCAACCTCAAGACGGGCAATACTGAAAAAGACTTCCTCAAGTATTTCGACCTGGTCCGCTGGAACTTCATGGAATTCAACAAATGATGAAAGAGCTTTTCCTGGCATGGGGAATCGTGAACGAGAACTCTTGGTTCGGGTACTTCAATTTCCTGGTCTTTCCGCCCTTATTCGTTCTGGGACTGTTTGGCAAGGTCTGGAGCTCAACCGTGTATCGGGTTGTGCTGCTGGCAGTACTGTTCATCTTTTTGGGCTTCACCGCCGTAGGTTTTTATTATGTCGCGCAGCCACCGGCATAGCCCATACGACGTGGAATGACAAAGGCCCGCAACCGCGGGCCTTTGTCTTGGAAGCGGTGGTCAGCCGCCGATGTTGCTGCGGTAGATGGAAAGCATGTCCTCGCCGCCGACACGGAAGATGTTGGCCATGTAGTCCAGCTCCAGCATCTCCTCGCCGTCCACTACCTGCTTGATATAGGTGGCAGTGAACGAAGAGGCGAACTCGGCATTGTCGTGCTGTTTGAAGGTGCCCAGCGGGTTCTTCTTGAACATCACGGTCAGGAAGGTGACCAGGCTCACCTGCTGCAGGCGGCCTTGCGAGCCGTAGGTCTCGATACTGGAGCGGGCCTGCAGCTGCACCGCCTGGAACGGATTGGCGATGATCTTGGCCACGTCCTTGTACAGCGAGTTCCACTTGATCTCGCCCTCCAGCTTGTCGAAGCCGGCCGGCAGTTCGATCTTGCCCACCATGCCCAGTGCCTTGTGCTCCTGCATGATGGCGGACACGTCCGGCAGCTTGATTTCCTCGGCGCGACCCAAGAGCGAGTTGCCGTTGATGTAGATGTTGGCGTTGGTGATGCGGTTGATTTCAATCTTGCCGGCCATGGTCAGTTACCTCCCTTCAGGCTGAGCAGGTATTCCGAGGTGATCTCGGTCTCAAAGGTCAGGCGCTCCAGCGGCGGCGGCACTGTGTACTTGTAGCTGATCAGCAGATGGCCGGCGGACAGCTCGGTGGCCGGGTTGCGGGCCGGGTCAAACCAGGCCTTGAAGCCCAGCAGTGCGCCGTCGCCAATCAGCTTCCGACCGTAGCCGTTCACCGATTCCACCAGCGCGTCGATGGTGGCCTGGTTCAGCGGCATGTCGATGAACTGCTGGCTGAAGTAGCGGATCGACTCATTGATCACGTCGCCGGTGCGGCGCACGTTCTCGAAGTTGCGCATGTGGCTGACGGTCGGCCAAGCCGCGGTGCGGTTGCCCCACAGGCGGAAGCCGGAGCCGTAGCTGCTGAACACGGTAGTAATGCCCTGTTCATTGAGCAGGTTCACCTCGCAGTTCGGGTCGTCGATCATCGCCGACAGCTGGCGCTCCACGCCGATGACGCTGGCCAGCTCCTGATTGGAGCTGGACCACCAGAAGCCCTTGTCGTTGTCCACCTTGGCGCGCAGGCCGGCGGCGCGGGCGGACAGCGGCTCCAGGCGCTCGGCGTTGGTTGCCGAGTCATACACCTTCACATGCGGGTAGCACAGGCGGACGCGATCGCTGGAGGTGTTGAAGTTGATGGTGCCGGCCGGGCCGCGGCCGGCCAGCGCCTGGGCGAAGGTGGTGCCGATGGGCGCATCGACGTAGGCCACCGCGTCCAGCTGGTCCGCCATGGCGATCAGCTCGGCCGCCACCGAATTCTGGGTGCAGAAGCCGGGCGCAATCAGCAGCTTGGCGAAGAAGCCGAACAGGTTGTAGGTGTCCTTCAGCGCCTTCAGTCCGGTGCGCACGCCGGCCGCGTTGACGGCGCCGATGATGTCGGCGGCGGTCACCTTGGCCGGATCGGCGTAGTCGTAGCTTGCCTTGAGCGTGGAGCCCACCGCGATCCTGCCGGCTGCCAGCCGCGTCACCACGCCGGCCAGGGTGTCGACGGTGTAGTCGGCGCCCTCGGTATACACGGTGCCGTCGGCGGCGCTTTTCAGCGTCAGCCCGCTGATGGCACCGCGCGCCAGCCTGCCGCGGCCGGTGGCCGGGTCCAAGGTCATGGCCTCGTCCTTGGCCGGGCTCTTGTGCATCGCCGGGTCCAGCACGTTGATCACAATGACGGTGCCGGCGCCGTGGTCGTAAATCGCGTCCAGGGCCTGCGGAATGGTGAAGCCGGTCAGTTGCGGGCCAAAGGCCGCCGCATCCTTCTCCGACAAAGTCAGGGTGGCCACATTGACCGCGCCAGCCGGCGCGGTGCCGATTAGGCCGATCACCGCGGACTTGACGGTGCGCACTGGGCGCGGGCCGCGCTCCACTTCAATGGTTTCGACACCATGCAGGTAGTTTGCCGCCATGTCAGGCTCCTTTCTCGGTGGGCGCGTCATCGCCAGTCGCGCGCGCGGCCTTGGTCTTGGTCGGCTCCTGGGCCGGTACCAGGTACTGCAGCGCCAGCAGCGTCTGGGTGTATTCGTGCTCCACCGGCAGCTCCACTTCCTTGCCGGGGAACAGCATGATTTCCTGGCCATCGGCCAGGGTGACCCCGCTCACGGGGCCGGAGTACAGGTATTGGCCGAGCCGCGCTGCGCTGGGCGCAGTGCCGGCTATGGCCGGCATGACGACATTCGTCGTCGGCGTCTCGGTGAAACTCGCGTTGCTCGTTTTCATGGGTGTTCCTCATGGTTGACTTGGGAGAGCCGCGGATCGGCGTCGACCTCGTCCTCCTCGACCTGCATCGCCAATGCGGTGAAGTCGGTGGCGTATTGCCACAGGTTGCTGTTCTGCCCCAGGAAGCGTTCGCCCGCGGCCAGCAGCTCGCGGCAGTCCGGCAGCCGGTAACCCACCAGCGCGCGGCGGACATCGTCCAGCACTGCCACCGCACCCGTGCGGCCGTTCAGTTGCCGCAGCACCACGGTCACCGACAGCTTGAGGGTGCGCGGCTGGGCTACGATGCCGGCATCCACCGGCGCGGCGAACTGGCTGCCCAGGTAGCTGACCAGCAGCGCGCCGGCCGGGTGATTGAGCCGATACTCGGCCGGCCGCTCCGGGAAGTACTCGACCAGCAGACCGGACAACCTGGCCTGCAGCCGCGCCACCAGGGCGTCGATGATCTCGACGGTGCTGGCCATCAGCGGTAACGCTCCAGCATCGATGCGCTGAACAGCTGGCGCCGCGCCCGGACTCGGACCTCGCCCGGTTCCGGGGCGGCTTCGCCAGTAGGCAAACCGATGGTCAGCTTGCCGTCACGGATGGATTCCAGGATCTGCAGCGCCGCCTTGCAGGTGCGGGTGACGGCGTCCGGCAGCTCGTTACCCTCCGGCCGCCGCGCATATAGCCAGTGCCGCGCCAGGTTGACGGTGGCGTCCTTGATCACCGAGGGCACAGTGACCAGCGGCAGCACGTAGCGGCCGCGCAGATGCGCGTCCACCAGCTCCTCGGCCTGGCGCACCGCTTCCTCCACCACGGCCAGGTTCGGCTCCGGCGCCACGCTGTAATCGGCGGGGGCGTCGTTGGTGAGCTGGGTCAGTGTGGCCTGCGGGATGGCCAGCTGCAGGTCGGCCAGGGTGCAGTAGCGCATATCAGATGCCCCGCAGGATGCGGATCACATCGCCGGTCGCGGTGGCGGCGTCAAGGGCGATGCCGTTGGACAGGCCGGCCGCTTTGGCCACGGCCTGGCCGGAAGCGTTCGACTGCACGTCAGCGCCAGCCGCAATGGTGCCGCCTGCCTCTACCAGGATGGCGCCCAGCACGTTGGCCGGCGCCATGTTGTCGGCCTCGGTGTCCACTTCCACCACGCCCAGGGCCTTGGCGCCGTCGCCGCAGGTCTTGCCGTCCAGGCCAACAAAGCGGCGCGCCTGCAGATCAGCCACGGCCAGCACCGACAGGGTCAAAACGACGTTTTGTCCTTTCATTTGCCTTCTCCTTTCTTGCCCGTTTTGGCGGTGTCGCCTGCAGGCGGCGTGTCTTCGCTCTCGGTGTGGGTCTGCTGGTCGGTTTTGCTGTCGGCCTTCTGCTCGCTGGCCGGGGCGGTTTTCACCTCAGTCAGCCCTAACCAAGGAGACGGCTCCAGTTCGTCCAGCTCGATGGTTTGGCCTTCGGTCAGCAACTCCCCGTTGTGCTTGATGGCGATGCCGCCAATGCGATAGCTCGGCATATATCCCCCGTTAAGCCACGTCAGCGATCAGATAGCCAGCATCGGCGCCGACCACCACCAGCTTGTAGATGTCGGTGTGCCGCACGTAACGCACCTTGCCGCCTTCGCCGTCGTACTTGTCGGTTTCCGGCATGTTGCGCTTGCGCAGTGTGTAGCCGAAGGATGGGATGTCGGCGTCGCCCTCCGTACCGGCTGCGGGCTTGGCCACGTAGGCCAGCACCACGTTGTCGCCCCAGATATCGCCCGTCGCGCTGCGGCCATCCGAGGCCAGCGCTTCGCCGATGAAGATGTCTTCGACGCCCCACAGCGCCTTCAAATGCTCCAGCGTGATCAGCTTGCGTTCCTGGGTGCCCAGAGCCGCAGCCAGTCCCTTGTGAAACTTCAGCGTGGCGTAGGTGGCGGCGCCGATGACGGCGGTATTGGGGCGCATGCCAGTGCGTTGGCGGATGACCTCCTTGCCGTCTTCCACGTCCTTGATCGGGTCGCCGCCGCTGTTCACCCACTTGCTGGAGCCGGACAGTGCCACCTTGGCGCCGGACAGATAGGTCTTGGGGTTTTGCGCCAGGATGGCGGCGGCCACTTCGCGCCGCAGGTCGATGGCGTCCTTGACCCGCTTGGCGGCTTTGGCTTCTTCGTTGAACATCGACTCGGCTTGCTCGCGATGGTCCACCGGATAGGACAGGTCATGCTCGCGCAGCACCACGTCCAGGGTGTCCGGATCGTCAGCGATCATCACATTGGTCTTGCCTCGGATGGCGCGCTCGGTTTCCCACAGCTGGAAGGCTTCTTTGCCGAACAGCGGGATGATGCCGGCCTCCTTGTCCATCGGCGCAATCGGAAACAGGCTCTCGCCGATGTATTGCGCGTTGCGGTAGCCGCGCGCCAGGCTGGTCAGTACCGGGTCGACTACCCGGAGTTTCTTCAAACGGTCGCTCATGGCGGCTCCTTATCAGTTGGAACGGGATTTCAGCAGCTGGCGCACGGCCTGCTCGTAGGGGACGCCCTTCTCGGCGGCCAGGGCGGTGGCGCGGTTGTGCAACTGCAGCCGCTCCGGATCGGTGTGCTCGCCAAACTCCATCGAGCCGTCCTGAGTCCACTGGTCGCCCTGATTGGTCTTGTCCTTGGTGGCGGTCTCGCTGAAGTCGATCACCTTCGGCATGTCGCCCAGGAAGCCTTTGAACGCGCTGGCCAGCGATTGCTTGGCGTCACCCTCGCCGAACTCGACGGAGGTTTCGCCGTCCGCAAAGTCCAGGAAAGCCACCACGGCTGCCTGGTGCTTAGGCGCCAGCTTGCCTTCGCCGATCAGCTGCTCGGCATAGGCCAGGTGTTCGCTGTGGCGCGCAGCGGCGGCCGTCGCCTTCTTCTCGGCCGCGGCCGTCGCCAGTTGCTGCTTCAGCTTGGCGTTTTCCGCCTCCAGGGCGGCTTGCTGTTCAGGGGTCACTTCAGGGGTCTCCTTGGGTTGAGGTTCGGAACGGTCTGCCGGATCGGCAAAAGATGGGGAGTTATCCTGGCGGGCGTCGTCCTCCAGGCTGGCCACGGCGTAATCGGGAATAACTTTGTCGGCGGCATCGAGGCCGAACTGGCTGATCAGCCACTCGCGCATGCGGCGCCAGAGGCTGGCGTTCTGGACGTCGCTCCAGTCGCCAAACTCGACCACGTCGTCGTCGGCCTCGCCGAATTCCACCGGCCGCAGCCCTTTCACGGCAGGCGGTTGCGCGCCCAGGAAGCCGACATGGCGCAGGTAGTAGACGCCAGGCACCGGGTTGTTCGGCGAGTCGGGACGGTAGAAGGAAGCGGAGATTTTCTTGTAGCGGCCGGCCTCCACCAGCTCGGCGAAGGCCGGGTCCACCTGGCGCGGTTCGGCCAAGAGGCCAATATCGCGGGCGGCGAGAGACTTCACCCAGCCATAGGCCGGTGCGTCGTGCTTGGGATGGCCGATGACGATAGGCGCCTCATGCAGGGCCGGATCGTAGGCGCGGGCACTGGCCGCGAGATCGGACTCGGAAAAGTCCAGCACGTCGCCAGACATCGCTGTCTGGCGGCCGGACTTGAATACGTGCAGGGGTTTGGTCGCGTTCATGCCTCCATAGTGGGAGGCATACAAACGGGATGACTTTAAAGCGGATTAAAAATGGAAGCTATTTTACAAGGTAGGGATGATCGTCCCATCGGATTTTCTGGCAACCCAACCATTACTTCCTATCTCGATATTTACAGCTTCCCCAATGGGACCTGCCCATTGCGGGGGGCGTTCGCTCCAAGCAATTACTTCGTTTTCGAACGTAGTACTAAAGTCCCGCCCCTCCACAGTCCAAGAAGTTTCATCTCTATCAATGATGAACAATTCAGTTACGTTCTTCAGTTTTAGACATGAGGCTGCAACCTCAGGACGAATTGCAATATTGTCGGCTCGACTTTTGTGTGCAACTGAAGGGTATGCCACCGCTGCAAGCTTTGGTAGCTGCTGCATAGGCATGATCGACATAACGGACTGGCCACTTAGTTGTTCGGCGATAGCAGCGGTTAGTTTGTATTGCTCGGAGAATGTCTCATGAATAGGCTGCGCAAAACGGGTCTCAAAAAAGGTTTCTATCTTCGCGTAGGCTGGGCTGGATTGAAACTCCTCGCTCGCACGGGGAGGAATCCTAAAGTACAGAAAATCGTCAACAACCTCCCACGTTGATAGATAAATCTTACTTCCCACCTGAACATCCAACTCTGCAAAGATTGCATTAGGATCAACGCTTGCATAGAACATGGGCTTTCCTGGTGGATTGCAACGTTGGTAGCCCGTGACCAGCTGTACGGGTGGAGCGCCAAGAAATGAGGTGTCCATCGGCTTGGTCTCATATGCGATGCCTCGGTAAAAGACCGTTCCCTTCAAGGGGAAAGACGCCTGCACAGGTATGCCAGACATCAACATGCCAATCTGCTTTAATAAGTAGCTGTAGTCAGCACGAGCAAGGTCGATTTTGTTCAGTTCAGTAATGGTTTCCCTTACTTTGGAAAGGCTCGTCGGGGCGGACATCTGTAGTTTTGTACTTTGCAATGCCATTACGAGGTACCCCAATCAAAGTGTTTCATGTCTACCTGAGTCTACCGAATTGTTTTTCCTACGTCTGCAAAGCCTTTATAAAGCTTTACACCATCGCTGCACCAGCAGTCAGCCATCATCGGCCGCAAGAAAATAGAAAACCGCCCCTGCGGCCGCTACAGCGCAGGGGCGGTTTGGCTCAGTTCGATGCCAGTGCAAGTAGTACAAACCACAGAAATACCGCCAGCCTCAAGAGCTGGTGCCTCAGCCAGCGCCACTCGGTCAGCTCGGCCAGCGCTACTACACCGCCAGCCACTACGATTACAGAAGTCATCATGCATTTCTCCTAAGTTGATGAGCTGGGGCGGAATGCCCCATGACCTCGTATAGGGAAATGCACAACAGCTTCGTGTAAGAACTATCACATGCCAGTACCTGCGGCCCGCTGCAGGTGGCGCATCACCGCGCCGATGACAGCCTCGCCAGCCTCCGGCTGCAGCTCTCCGTCCTCATTCATCGGCAGGTAGGGCCGCGGCTCCAGCTCCACCGCCTGGTTGCGGCCAGCGTGGCCGCCCAGCTGGTGAATGCGGGCGTAGTCCAGGTTGCTGCCGATCTGCGACGAGTAGGCGTCGTAGGCAGTCACCACCGAGGCCGCCAGTTGGCCACGGTGCTGCAACGTGACGCCGCCATCGTTGGTGGCGCGCTGGCTGGGCGTCCAGCTCGGCCGGCCCTCGGCTTCGAAGTTTTCCTCGGTGATGAACGCCAACGAGGCGGCGATGGCGCGCATGGCCGGCGTCATGTCGGCCACCGATGACTCCAGCCGGCGCAGCGCGCGTTGCACCTGGTCGTCCTGGATGACGATGCTGACAAAGTCGCTCATGACCTCAGTTCCCTTCCGGCCAGCTTGGCCAGGTCTCCGGTATAGCGCGACAGGTCCGGCGTCCAGGCCGCTGCGCCGGGGTTGTAGCTCCAGCCCACATCGGGTGAGATGCTGACTTCGCGGCGGGTCGCCGGATCAATGGTGCGGAAGGTGGCCACCTCTCGCTGTTCGCCGGTTCGCTCGGACACGGTGCGCAGCGCGGTGCCCAGCCGGCTGGCCGAGGACTCAACCTGGACGCCGCGCGCCTCCAGATCGTCGGCCGACAGCGCGACGATGCGGCAGCGGCAACCCCAGCCGTTCGGCGTGTAATAGGATTGCCAGAACGGGTCGTCGTAGCGAAACACGCGGCCATGCAAAGCGCGATGGCTGGGGCGGGTCTTGCTGTCCCGGATGGCGACATACATCCAGTACGGCCGGTCGGCCACGTTCTCCATCTGGATCTGCCAACGGCCTGCCATGTACGCGGTCTGCAGGTTGGTGCGGTAGATGGTTTCCAGCCGCCTGGGGCTGCCCAGCTGCACCTCGCGCACTTCGCCAGTGTCTTCGTCCAGCACTTCCTGTTTCCCCCACCAGCCCTTGGCCTTGAGGACCGGCGTCAGCTCTTTCTTGAACCAGGCAACCGTTTTGCCTTCGGCCAGCGCCTTCTCCACGGCGTCGCGGATGTCCTGCAGGATGTCCAGCCGCGTCACCTTGGCCACTGTGAACGCCTGGGCCTGGGCGTCCTGCCATAGCTCCTCCCAGTCCCAGGTGATGGCGAATCCTTTGGCTTTGAGGTAACGGATGGCCTGCTCTGGGGGCAATTTCATGCAGTAGGCGAGATCGACCTTAGCCATGCAGACGCCCCCAGGCCTTTGCTGTGAAGATGGCGCGCGCCAGGCGCTCCTGCAGGCCGCTGGCGTCCATGTCCGGGTATAGCTCAGCCAGGCTACCCAGCAGCTCGTCCGGCTGCGCGCCGGCCTGAATGCGGTCGAACAAGGGCTGCAGCATGGCGGCGGCGTCCGCCTGCAGCTCGTCGGCCGGCAACGCATCCAGCGCCGCGTCCAGTGCGTCCTGGTCCGGCGCTTCTTCGTCGGCTTCGGCAAACTCGGCGCTGGTCTCTGGCTTGGCGGTCTCCACCAGGTCACCGTCCTGCAGGTTGTAGGCGCGCTTGAAATAGGCCGGGGTGAACGTGGCGCCGGCGCGGGTCAGCTTCTCGTCGCGGCCAGCCTGGACTTCGTCCACTTGCTCCTGTTCCCACATCTCGAAGCGCGGGCGGTCGCCGCCGTTGAAGTTCAGCTCGCAGACCCAGCGCACCAGCTGGTTCAGCGCCTCCTCGATCACCTCTTTGTCGCCGTCGCGGATGTCGCGGGTCACCTCCAGCCCGGCCTGGGCCGAGGCGCGGTTGGCGCTGGCCTCGGTGGTCTGGTTCTGGCCCAGCAGCGCGATGGAGACCTCGGAGCGGCAGAAATGGAGCAAGCGCTCGTAGACGTCGGCATTGTTGGCGCCGTTGGCGGCTTCTTTGATCTCCACGCTGGAGTCGTCCGGGATGACCGCTACCGCGTCCTGAACCATGGCCTCCAGGTTGTCCAGCAACAGGTCGGTCTCCTGGGTACTGGCCGAGCGCGGGTGCTTGCCGACCAGCCAGGGCGAGCCGTATTTCTCGGTGAACTGCACCCAGAACTTGAGCCCGCCCTTTTTGAAAGTGGTGGGCCAGAAGCACATGGACAGATCGGGGAAGCCATAGGGATTGTCATACGACGCATCTTGCCTTGGCACCAAGAACTTGCGCTCTGGTAGCTCTTCGCCTTTGAGCGGGGCTTGCTTTGTGCGCAGGCGCAGCTGGTTGTCCTCGTCGTAGATGAACCAGTCGGCCGGCTTGCCCACGATGTCCACCGGCACCAGGTAGCTGCCCACCTTACCCCACATGATCTCCATCGGCTGGTAGCCGTAGAGCATGGCGTCCAGCATCTCGCCGATGATGCGTGACAGGTTCAGGTCGTTGAAGATGTCGATAACCGACTTGGCTACCCGGCTTTTGGACGCGCCGCGATCCAGTCCCCACTCCAGCGCCTTCACCGCCGCCTTGCGTCGACGGATGCAGCCGCCCACATGGGCGTCGGCGCGCAGCTCGCGGTAGACCTTGATGTCTTTGCCCAGCGCTTTCAGCACCGGGTCCGGGTTGGGCAGATACATGCCCAGCGCGTGGAAATCGATGCTCCTGGAGCGGGTGGCGATCTGATCGGACAGCGACTGGCGCGGCTCGCCGAACTGGACGAACTCGGTGGGGCTGACCCACATGCCCTTTGCTTTCATGCGTACCCCTGTGTGATGCGGGTGGCGGCGCGGCGGCGGCGGGACTTCACCGACACCGGGCCTTTGTTGAGTTCACGACTAGCGTAGTACGCCAGGGCAAGCGCCACCGCGGCGTCGCCGTGGCGCTTGCCCTGGTCTTCGCCAGTGGTGCGCACATCCGGGATGCGCGGCACGCCCTTGATGACCTGGACGGCGCGCAGGTCAGCCAGGATGTCGGCGTCCTTGGGCAGGTCTACCAGGTCGCCATCTTCCAGCGCCGCCTTCAGCGGCGGCATATGTTCGCGGTACCAGCTCTCGGTCAACATCAGCTGCTGGATGCGGCTGGCGCCGTAGCGCTGCATGGCGAACTCGGCCAAGGAATGACCGTTGCCGCGGGCGTCGAAGGCGCCGCCCATGAAGCGCGGCAGGCGGTCCATCAGGTAGAAGGCGATCTGCTCTTGCTGGCGGAACGGCACATTGCGCAGCTCCAGGATGAACGGCACCCGGCGAACGAGGTTCTGCTGCTGGATCAGGGGCACATGCACGGACAAGTCGCCCGTGCGTCCGAAGTCCTCACCATTGAAGCTGATGGCGTCAGCCGGCAGTGCGGCCAGCAACGGTGCCAGCTTGGCCTCCAGCCAGTCGCTGCACTCGGCATGGCGGACATGGTCGGACAGCAGTTCGAAGCCATTCGGGCAGGCATAGCGCAATACCGGCGTGTCGGCCGACATGCGTGATTCAATCAGCGCTCGGGACAGCCAGGCGCCGCCGCTGTGCTTGGGGATGCAGCCATACTCTTCGTCGGCCGACTCCATATTTGGCGCATTGCGGTACAGGTCGTCGCGCCATTTCTTTTCCGCTTCCGGCGACCAGGCCTGACCGGTGACGTAGCAGATGCGCTTGTACAGGCCATCGGCGATGGCGTCATCCAGGGTGATGCGATGGATGCTGTAGTCCTTGCGCCCCTCGCGCGCCTCCTGGATGTACTGGTTGAACAGGTTTTCGACACCGTTGTGGGTGCTGATCAGCCGCACCTTGTTGCCCCACATGGTCAGCGCCAGCGCTGCTTTCAGCAGCTCCTCCAGCGAGTCATGGAAGGCTGCCTCGTCAATCACCACATCGCCCTGCAGGCCGCGCAGGTTGGACGGCCGGCTGGACAGCGCCTGGATTTTGAAGCCGCTCTTGGGGAAGCGAATCATGTAGGTGAGGATTTCCTCCTGCTTGCCTTCGTCCCAAAAGCTTTGCTCGTAGACATCGGCCTGGGCCAGCTCGTTGAAAGCCTTGGCGAACAGTGCGCAGGCGGCGATGTACTCCAGCGCCATTTCCTTCTTGCTGCCCACGTAAAAGGTATTGCAGCCCTGGCGGCGGCGCGGTCGCGCCGCCTTGACCACGTTGCGGCCGGCCTCCGCCCAGGTAAGGCCGGTGCGGCGGCTCTTCTCCGCGAACATGATCTGGGCTTCGTCCTCGAACCAGCGCTGCTGGTACGGCAGAAACACCGGCTGTTCGGCCGGGATTGCATCGGCCACGTCCTGCGGCACCACCACGCCGGCCAGCTCCATCTCTTCGGCCAGGTCGATCTTGCGCGGCGCGCCCAGCGGCTTGAGCGGTGGCTGGGCCATCATTCTTTCCCCAGCAGGATGCGACGAATACGGGATTCCATCTGCTCGCTCATGCCATCGGCGCCGCGCAGCTCTTCCAGCTTTTCCTCCTGCTCGGCCAGCAGCTTGGCGCGGGCTTCACGCTCAATGCGGGCCTGCTCGTCCAGACGGAATTTCTTCTGGTTGACGCTGGCGCGGGCAAGCGTGGCGATGTTCTTGGCGGCCTTTGACAGCAGCGCTATGCGGTCTTCCGGCTTGATGTCTTCCTCGTTGGCCTCCTGCAGATTGACGATACTTTCGAACATCTCGGTCTGCACCAGGGCGATCACCGCCTCGGAGCGCGCGTCCTGGTCATCGGCCGCGCCTTCGGTCAGCAGGCGGGCGGCCTCGGTGCTGGCCTTGATAGCGGCGAAGCGGCGCTCGATCTTCTGGCCATAGCGGTGGATGGCGCTCTTGCTGATGGCAAAGCCCTTGTCGCGCAATGCCCCCTCCAGCAGCTGGTAGCCGCTGAAGTTGCCGTCCATCAAGGCCTTGTCCAGCCAGTCGCGCACGGCCTGCGGCAGTTGCTCGACGCTGTTCCTGCGAGCCATCACCAGTACCTCTTGGGGCGAGCGATGCCGGCCGGACACTCCGCGTTGTATTCCACTACGTCCACGCCGGCCCGCTCGATACGCGCTGTCACTCGTCCATCCGGCAGTTCGGTTACCTCGGCCAGTCCGGCGGATTCCAAATACGCCAAGTGAGCGCGAATGTCGGCGGCGCTGGCGCGCAACGGCACCGCTTCCAACACCGATAAGATCAAGCGCTCGGCTACTGGATAGCCGCCGCCGTGATACAACGCATCCAGTGCCACCCAGCGAGCGGTTTCGCGTTCCGTTTGTTCAATGGCTTTGCTCATGCTCGGTTCTCCTTGTTCATCAGTTTGTCCAGCCGGGCCGCCACTGCGTCCAGCTTGGCATGCAGAACGGTTTCGCTGCGGATGTGGTCGTCGCGCCGCACGCATCCGTCTAGGCGAGTGCCCACCGCGTCAATACGCGCCACCAGCACAGTCAGCTCGCGGATAGCATCGTCGCGGCGCTGGTAATGCAAAGGCAGTTCTGCCAGCAGGCGCTGCACCTCTCCATCTAAGCGGGCAATATCGTGGGATTGCTTATCCAGCCGTTTGTCCATGTCCACCACCAAGCGCGTCAACATGGCACGGATCACACCCAGCAGCGCCCCAGACCAGGCAATTACCAGACCCATGGCCCAGGTAGCCTCTGTCCAGCCGATAGTCATCGTCCGGCCTCCGATAGGGTTTGGCAGTCGATGCAACGAGTGCAGCCTGGCGCTGCCTGACGGCGGGCTTCCGGAATGGGCTCGCCGCAGTCGTCGCATTGCGCCAGGCTGGCGCCCAGCGGCCGGCTGGCGGCGGTCTGAGCCGCCAAGGATGCCGCCAGGTGCAACGCCTCCAGCTCCTGGGCGCGGTCAAACTCATCCATGGTCGGCCTCCTGGTGCAGCCGGATGAAGCTTTCCAGACGGGTTTCCAGCTCCTGGCACCAGCGGCCATAGTCGGCCGCGTGGTTCAGTAGGTCTGCGGGCGGTAACCCGCGCTCGGCGGCGCTGGCTTGGCCGGCATCACCAGCATTTCCGGCGTTGGTCGCGGGCAGACCTGGATCACGCTCGGAATAGCCGAGGGCGGCGCGGTAGAGCCGCAGGCTGTCAGGGCCAAGGCCAGTCCAAGCCTGACCATCATTGCGTGTCGCATCGGCGATCCTTTCGCGGAGTTGGGCCTGGCTGCGCGCCAGCTGGCCCTGGGTTTGCAACAGCTGCCAGCCCACCTGGTGCGCCAGGTCGTTCAGGCGCGCTTGCTCGGCATGGGCCGCCGCCAGCACCTGGTTTTGTTTCTCAGACTTCTGCAGCAATTCGGCAGCATGCGCGGCTTCTTGCTTGGCCATCTTGGCCTCATAGATGCGGGTAGCTTGGCCTTGGCCGCTGCCGTAACCGACGAATCCCGCCACGCCCAGGGTGACGCCGCACAGTGCCACGCGCAGGACATTGAGCAGTAAGGGGTTGGCGCTAAGCATTGTTGACCTCCTTGCTATCACGCTTGGTGGCGATCCAGCTGCGGGCCGCAGAGTAGCCTCCCACCACGCCCAGGTAGATCAGCCAGACATCGGCGGTCAGCGTGCCGGCCACCCCTTGGTAAACGAACATGCCGGTGGCGGCGGCGCAGGCCACGTTGGCCCACAGCTTGCTGTGGCTCAGCCGGCCGGTGGCGGGGTTTTGGATCAGATCGGTCAGGCCCATTACTGGTACCCCCGAGCCAGTGCGAAGTGCGGAAATTCGCGGAACGGTGCCCCAGGGCGGCCGTACCAGTTGAGTCCCAGCTCCATGCCGATGCGACCAGCGGTTTGCCAGGCGGGGTGACGGTCTTCCCACATAGGCTTGCCGTTCACCAGTGGCACGATGTCGAAGGCGCGCGCGGCGGGCTTGCCGTTGATCGTCGCGTTATGTTCAGACTGGCCACCCTTGGCATTGGTGACGCGCGGACCAGGATTACCATTACGGCCCTGGGCGTAGAGTTGGTCCTGTTCGGCCGACGAGCGCCAGGTGCAGGTGATGAGGATGTCTAGGCCGGCAGCCTGGCAACGCTGCAGGAATGTCCGGCAGAGCGGTTGCAGGTCCGGGTGAAGATCTTCGATCTTGCGACTGGGCATGGTTTCCCTCCTGTCAAAATGAAACATGCCACCCATTTTCGGGTGGCATGTTCGGAGGGGCGTTTAATGTGCTTTAAAGCATGTGGCACTACAAATTTATGCTGTTCGTGCAGAAGGTATCTGCATACTTAGCGTTACTCTCTTCGTTACAAAATTCACGGATGAATTCTCTACCAACAGGATGAAGAATCTTTGTCTCTTGGCTCAGATTGAGCAAACCCCACTCAGAGAAGCTGTTTGATTCGAAATTGATTTTTTTTAGATCGCTCGTCAAGTAAGGAATTTCAATAACATCAGCTTGGCTCTTGTTTCCATACCTATCGACAAGGCCTGCCACAAGAACAAAATGGACCTCATCGCTAGCTTGATCCGGGAAGTACTTTAAGACTCCCTTGGTTACATTCAACATCCCTGATCCGGCAGAAAACATGTCAGTAGATGGGGAAAGCCCATTAAGCTTCAATGTGACTTTCAATACAGATTTCCCATCCACTTTTGCCTGATCAACTTGTATGATTTTGGGGTCGATATCTTTAATTGCCTTGGGAGGTTCAGGACGATCACCCCCGCAGGCTGAAATTGAGAGTGCAATAGTCAATGCCGAAAGTACCTTTTTCATCATTTTTTCCTTGGCTCAGTGCATTCGTGTTGTTCTTTTTTGTTCTATATGAATTTTCTGCCAGAAAGCAGCCTGTCCCGCACTGCCAGCTACACATTGGATATCTGGTGCGTGCGGGTTGTCTATGATGCTGCCCAACTGGTATGGCTGACCATTGTATTCGCAGCTTTGGATTCTTGCTCCAACAGCGATAGCCTCCGCATGGGCTTGCTTGTATAGCAGACCAAATGCACCTGCACTAACCGCCATGATAAAAGCAGCTCCCATCCAAAGGCGCTTCACATTCTTAGTGTCTGCCAATTCTTTGCTGGTTGTGGAGCATGAAATGCAATGCGTGGACACGCGGAGGGACTGTGCATGCTTTAGAGAACGAGTCAGCTCATCAACTTGGTGTGATAGCTTGCTATTCGTATCTTGCAATTGCTGGGACCGGCTTTGTAGGTGTTGTCGCTGTTTTTCTAACGCACTATTGTTGTGCTGCAAATTGGTCAGCTTGGCGGCGAGTTCGCTGTTCTGCACTAGCATTTCCGCAATAGCACTCGCCTGTTCCTGATCGGATTGGGGGCGGCTATCCAATGCCTTACCGTAGTCGGCATTTTCCAGGAGTAAATCCAGAATCTTGTGCGCAGCTGCTTTTTGCTCTAGGCAAAGCTCTCGTAGACCTTTTCCTAGAATGGTTTTCAACTCGGCCCAGTACTCTACCTCGTCAATTTTGGTTGTATCCGCAAGGCGGCGGACCTTTAGCTTCAGCTCCCGAATTTCTGGCTCGGTAAGCCGTCGCCCTTCTGTATAGTGGTAGTGCTCGGCATCACCTATGTGGACGCTGTCAATCTGGCCATCGATTTTTACCTGAGGGTCTGGCTTATTCGAATTGCTCATTTTTTTGGCTTATAGTTCATTACGGTTAAGCACGGCCAGGTACAACAGAACTGCGTCGCTTACTTTTTCTTCCCAGATTGTATGGGCTCACGGCGGTTATCCACGATATTTACCCCACCGGTCATGTCACCTTGTACCACCTGGCCAATCTGAGAGTTTCCAAAGTCAACCGAGTACTTAGAAGCCTGTTGCGCGGGCTGTGGCGAGGCATTGCCTGCGGCATGATCATCACATAAGACTGTACTAACTGGCACTGACCTTAGGGCTAGTTTCGTGACTGCTTTGGCCAACTGGTTGGCATCTACCTTCTTTTCCAGCGACAGCAGATCGACAGCTTCCAGCACTGCTTGATGGACAGCGGACTCTCCTATGCCTTTGCCCTGGCGCTGCCCAGTGAGGATGTAAAGAACATCTGCCCCTGCCACTGAGATGGCTGCTAGGTACGCTGCATCGGGTTGACGCTCGCTTTCCTCATAGTTGAATTGACTTTTCCTTCCGACCCCTCCAAGCGCTGCAAAGTCCGTCTGGTTCAAGCCAAGCCGCTCACGCTCTTCGCGCAATCTGTCTCCAATAGGCACAATCAACCCCAATAACAGTTTGACATTGGGTACGTTTGTACCCATAATCAACTCACAAATCACAGCGAATTCACCCGCAAAGAGACGCCGCTGTGACTCCCATAACCACTTCGATGGAGGCCTTCGATGACCGTCCAGCGTTTCAAAGCCTGGCTCCGCAGCCAGGGTAAAACCATCCGGCAATGGGCAGAAGAGAATGACTTCCCGCCCAGCGCGGTCTACCGCGTTCTTAATGGCGTTGATAAAGCCAATTTTGGCCGCGCGCACGACATCGCTGTGAAAGCCGGCATCAAGGGAAAAGAGGTCAGCGCTGATTCGACCAGCAGCCAAACCGAGTCCCACCAACGTGTTGCCGCGTGAGGCCTGTCATGTCCAAGTCACTACTGACTGATTCGAACGAGCCCAGCGCCATCTCGGTTGCCGCCGACGCGCTGTTTCTACCGGACTCGCTATCTGCACTGCGCGCGCAATCCGCATTGCACCAGCGGCTGCAGTTGACTGCAGCCCAGCGCGCAGAGGCAGAGAGCCTGTCTCCGTGCCTGGGGATCAGCCTGCAACAGGTTTACCGCAGGCTGCGCTCCGGCGAACTGTCCTTAACCTCCAAGTAACGGCCGCTAATCATGTCCGCCCACGCATTTACTTCGCCCTCTACCGCGGCTATTTCGGCTCGGTTTGCAAAGCTGGCCTTAGGCGCGGAGACGAACTTTTCCAGCTTATCGACCAACGCGCGCGGGTCTAGTTGGCCCGACCGGATGGCGGCATCCAGCAGCGCCTCAATCATCAGGTTCTGCGCGGTGATCTGCGCCTGCAGCCTAGCTTCCAGGTCCTTCATCATGGCTTGCTCCCTTGTGTGGATTATCCGCTGTTCATGCTATGCGGTGCAAACCCGTTGCACCAGCTGCAAAACGGCATTTTGTTTGGAGCAACTGTCCTGGAGGACATTCCAATGAGTCGCCGCAACTGGAAGCGCATGCAGCCCAGCTCGCTGCGCCACGCGCTGGAACTGTGCAAAGACTTTGCGAGGGAACGGCACAACCTGTCGGTGGAGCGGATCGCCGAGCAGATGGGCCTGGCCGATCACTGGACCCTCTACAAGTGGATTCAAAACGGCCGCATGCCGATCTGCCTGGTACGCGCCTACGAGGCGGTATGCGGCATCAACTATGCCACGCGCTGGCTGGCTGCCAGCGGCGGCTTCCTGCTGATCGACATGCCCACCGGCCGCAATGCCTCAGCTGAGGACATCCAGGTGCTACAGCAGATTTTGAACGACGCAATCGGCCAGTTGTTGAAGTTCTCCCAAGGCAAGGGCCAAGAGGCTGACACCCTGGCAGCGATACAGCAAGGCCTTGAGGGCCTGGCCTGGCACCACCGCAATGTCGAGCGGCACATGCAGCCGGAACTGGAGCTGAACCCATGAGCGTGCAAACCAACAAGAGCTCCGAGAAGGTGCTGGACGTGCTGACGGTGATGCTGGGCCACTTCGCCCACGGACTGACGCCTGGCGAACTGGCCAAGGCCACCGACCTGTCGCCGTCCAGCATCACCCGCTACGTGGCCACGCTGGAAGAAGCCGGCTTTGCCGAGCGCATCCCGGAAACCGGCCGCATCCGCCCCTCGGTCAAGCTGGCCCAACACGCGGTGGCGATCCTGCGCAGCCTGGAGGCCGCTCGCAGCCGCCTGGACGAATTGACCAACCGCATCACGATTGAACGATAAGAGGAGTTCCGAACATGGCACGTGCCAAATCCACCGAAGCACCCAACATCACCCCTGCCGTTGAGCTGCGCCAGGACGTGGTGGACGCCGCGAATGTGATGGCCATCGCTCAAGCGAGCTATGGCGAAGAGCGCGACTTGCTGAATCAGTTGCTCGGCCAGGCTCAAATGGCTGGAGCATTCGAGGAGTTTTCCCGAACGGTTCGGACTTCCAAACTGGCCTACGTCAAGGAAAACAAGCTCTATCGGTCGCTCACGGGAAAGAAGAGTCCGAACGGTTCGGACTTTGCCGGCACCTGGGGGGAGTTTTGCTCGTTACTTGGCATATCAGTTGACAAGGCCGACATGGACATCGCCAACCTCCGCGCCTTCGGCGAGGAAGCCCTGGAAAGCATGTCCCGCATGGGCATCGGCTACCGCGAGCTGCGCCAGTTTCGCAAGCTGCCGGAGGACCAAAAGACCGCGCTGATCGAAGTGGCCAAGGCCGGCGACAAAGAGAGCTTTGTCGAACTAGCCGAAGAGATCATCGCCAAGCACGCCAAGGAGAAAGAGGCGCTGGCCGCGCGCGTGGAGGAAGCCGAGGCGAATCTGGAAGCGCGGTCGCGGGTACTGCAGGACAAGACCAGCAAGATCGACCAACTGACCGAGGAAGTGGCCAAACTTTCCAACCCGTTGAAGACACCTCCCTGGGACAAGCGCGTGGCGCCGTTCCAGCAGGAAATCACCCAGCGGCAGTCGGTGCTGGAAGCCGCCATCGCCAAGCATCTGGAAGCGGTGCAGGCGCTGGATGCCTGGCTGACTGCGGAAATTACCCAGGCCCCCGACTATGACCCGGAAATGCCGGCGCCGCTGCCGCCAGCGGTGCGCGCGGTGCTGCTGCACCTGGACGACTCCGTCACCCGCACCGCCATGCTGGCGGCTGAGTTGCGCGACGAGTTGAGCCGGCGCTTCGCCGCGGACATTGACGACGCCAGGCGGAACGTCCTGACCGAAGGCAGTAAGGCGTAAGGGAGGCGGCTATGTCCATGACACCGGAAGTGCGCGAGGTTTTGCGCGGTCTGGCAGGCAAGCTGGATGCGGCGCGGCACGGCGAACAGACCGCGCTGGTGCAAGAGGCGGCTGTGTTCCTGGGCTGGTCCCCGCAGACGGTTTACCGCCAGCTGAAACAGGCGGTGGGCTGGAAGTCCGGCCGCAAGCCGCGCTCGGACAAAGGCAGCACCATGGTGGCCGAGGAGGCGCTGGTCACGCTGGGCGCGGTACAGCGCGAGGCGATCCGCGACAACGGCAAGCAGACGCTGTTCACGACTACCGCGCGCGGCATGCTGGAGCAAAACGGCATTGAACTGAAGGTGAGCAACAGCCAGCTGAACCGACTGATCCGCGACCGCAAGCTGAACGTGGCCGCCCAGCGCTGCGCGGACCCGGTGCAGGCGCTGCGGGCGCCGCATCCCAACCACACCCACGAAATCGACCCGTCGCTGTGCCTGGTGTACTACCTGAAGGGCCGGCAGCACATCATGCGCGACCGGGATTTCTACAAGAACAAGCTGGAGAACTTCGCCAAGGTGAAGTTCAAGGTGTGGCGCTACGTGCTGTACGACAAGGCCAGCGGCGTGATCGTGCCCTGGTACTGCGAGTCGGCCGGCGAGAACCAGCACAAGCTGTTCGAATTCCTGATGTTCGCCTGGGGCGAACAACCGGGCCGGCTGTTCCAGGGCCTGCCGCGTTTCCTGCTATGGGACAAGGGCAGCGCCAACACTTCGGCTGCCATCAAGAACCTGTGCCGCGCCCTGGGCGTGGAAACGCTGGAGCACCAGGCCGGCCAGGCCCGCGTCAAGGGCGGGGTGGAAGGCGCCAACAACATCGTCGAGACCCAGTTCGAGAGCCGGCTGCGCTTTGAGCCGGTGGAAAGCATCGAACAGCTGAACCACGCCGCCATAGCCTGGAGCCGGGCCTGGAATGCCAACCTGATTCCCGGCCAGGATACCCGGCTGCGCCGTACCGGCCTGGCCGAGCCGGTTGCGCGCATAGACCTGTGGCAGCTGATTCAGCCGCAGCAGCTGCTGTTGCTACCCCCGGTGGAAGTGTGCAAGGCGTTCATGACAGCCAAGGAAGAGATTCGCAAGGTTCGTCCAGACCTGACCGTTTCGTTCAAACATCCGCAAGCCGAACGCACCGCCGCCTACAGCCTGCGTGGGTTGGATGGGGTCAACGTAGGGGACGAAGTGCGCGTCAACGCCATGGTGTTCGGCGACTGCGCCATCCAGGTGGCGGTGTCGGTCTACAACGGCGCCGACCGCGTCTACCAGGTGGAGCCGGAGCGCGCCTACGACGCCTATGGCCAGCTGCTGTCTGCCCCGGTGATTGGCGAGGCGTACAAGTCCATGCCGCAGACCGCGATAGAAGATGCTGCCAGCGCCATGGATGGGCAAGCCTACCCCGGCATGAACGCGGAGGAGATCAAGGCCGCGCGAGCCAAGAAGGCGACACCGTTCGACGGCGCGCTGAACACCCACAGCTACCTGCAGGACGTTGAGCTGCCGGCCTACCTGCCGCGCCGCGGCACGGAACACGCGCTGGCCGCGCCGGCTATCGAATACCCACCGCTGACCCTGATAGAGGCCGCCAAGCAACTGAAGCAACGTGTCACCGCGGCTGGCGGCGAATGGACGCAAAACCGTTTCCAATGGCTGGCCCAGCGCTACCCGGCCGGCGTACCCGAAGACCAGCTCGCCGCCCTGGTGGCCGAGCTGACCAGCCCGGCAGCGGGCAACAAGTCGCCGCTTCGCGTAGTGAAGTCGGCATAAAGGAGCAAGTCATGTTGAAGCTGAAGAGCGTGCTGCAAAAGGTTGGCCGGAAGCAGGCTGACCTGGCTGAGCACTTGAATGTTTCCCAGGCCACCGTGGCCCAGATCGTCAATCACGGCGAATGGCCCAAGAGCCTGGATGAAACCGACCTGCAGGAGAGCATCCACCGCTATCTGCAGGCGCATGGCGCCAGCGATGGGGACATCGACGGCGCATTTGAAGAGGTGAGCGAGCCGCGCGGGAACGCGGCCCGCTCGGTCTCCCAGACGAAAACCGACCAGGAATCCAACCAGGAGGAAACCATGTTACTACGCAAACAGACCTTGTTGCCCGCCACGCGCAAACATTTCAGCTTGTTCCGCGACCCGTTTGCAGATGACGCCATTCAGTCCAACGAGGACATGTTCATCAGCCCGGACATCCGCTACGTGCGAGAAGCCATGCTGCAGACGGCCAAGCATGGCGGTCTGCTGGCGGTGGTGGCGGAGTCCGGCGCCGGCAAGACCACGCTGCTGCGCGACCTGGAAGACCGCATTCAGCGCGAGACCCAGCCGATCCAGATCATCAAGCCCTACGTGTTGGCGATGGAGGACAACGACAAGCAGGGCAAAACACTCAAGTCGACCCATATTGCTGAGGCCATCATGGCCGCTGTGGCCCCGCTGGAGAAGCCGAAGAGCAGCCCCGAGGCCCGCTTCGCCCAGTTGCACAAGGCGCTGCGCGAAAGCCATGCCGCAGGGTACCGCCACTGCCTGGTGATTGATGAGGCGCACTCCCTGCCTATCGCCACCCTCAAGCATCTGAAACGCTTCTTCGAACTGGAGCTGGGCTTCAAGAAGCTGCTGTCCATCATCTTGATTGGCCAGCCGGAGCTGAAGCTGAAGCTGTCCGAACGCGATGCGGGAGTGCGCGAGGTGGTGCAGCGCTGCGAAATGGTGGAGCTGGCGCCGCTGGAAGGCGCACGCCTGGAGGAGTACCTGAAGTTCAAGCTGGAGCGGCTGAACAAGCCGGTGGCGGAGGTGATTGACGAAGGCGGCATCCACGCGCTGCGCGCCAGGCTGACCATCAACACCAAGCGCCTGGACCGGCCGGAATCTGTATCCCTGCTGTACCCGTTGGCTATCGGGAATCTGCTGACCGCATGCATGAACCTGGCCGCCGAGATTGGCGCCCCGCTGGTGACGGCTGACGTAGTGCGGGAGGTGTGACATGCAAACCAACCCGATTCAGGCCAAGCGGCCACCGTTCAATGCCCAAATGATGACGGGTGCAATGAAGGTGGTCCACGCGATAGAAGCGCTGACCCAGAACAACTTCACCGTGGTGTCGGTGGAGCTGAACACCCCGACCCGGCCGACCATCACCATCCAAACCTGCGGCAACTGCCGCCGGATGATCGAAAAGGGCGAGGCCGTGTACTTCAGCTTTGGCCGGGACACCTACTTTGGCCCGTACCGCCAGGGGCAGTTTGAGCTGGGCGGATGCCGGATTGTGTGGACGGAGATGGGGAACTGACCCCGTTACTCAAAATTCAAGGAGCCAGTCATGAACCTGAATCACGAAGTGGCCTCGTTGCAACGCATTGCCCAATACACCTCAGAAAACATCACCCGCGCCTCGGCAGCCGGCCGCAGCTTCATCGAAATCACCCGCTCCAGCCCGGCCGCCCTGGAGCTGGTGGCGGACATCTACTCGGTGCAGTTCGAGCGCGAGGAGCGGATCGATACCAGCGTGCCGTTTGATACCGCGGCGTGGGAACAGGAAATGCTGGTGGTGTCCGCCCCTGCCAATCGCCCGGCGTGGCGCCAGCTGTACCGGATGGCGCGGCAGATGATCAACGGCAAGCGCCAGCTGCTGCAGGCCCAGGCGGCATGCTGAAGCAAGCCGTGCCCGAGCTGGACGCTGCCACCAAGCAGCGTCTGGCCGACGAGGTGGAACGGCTGGTGGCGATGGGCACCTGCCGCAAAGAGGCCAGGCGGATCGTCTGGCTGGACTACCAGGACGAGCTGCAGCAGTACCAGGTAGCTCCCGCGGCGGAAGTATCGCCCCCGGCCGAGACGGAGACAGAGGCGCCGGCCGCGCCCGCCGAGGAAATACCCGGCCCCGAGCCGCCGCCGACATTGTCGCCCAGGCGATTTTGGCGGGCTGCAGATGAGGTGCCGCTGACGGCGGAGTGGCTGGAAAGAAACCGGGCCGAGTTGGCCAAGGTGAAACGATTGGTAGGACTGAGGAGTGAGGAATGAACGCGATCCCCGATGGATATAAGCAGGACGGAAAAGGCCGGCTGGTGCCGATCAGCATCATCAAGCCGATAGACATCGCCCGCGACGAGTTTGTCGCCGAGGCACTGCAGAAAGCTGTGGCCATGCAAGACCAACTGGCCCAATTCAAGGCCGGCTTGTTCGCCGACATCGACGCATTCGTGGCGCTATCGGCCGAGCGTTACAAGGCTGATGTGGGCGGAGAAAAGGGTAACGTCACCTTGACCAGCTTTGACGGCAATACCCGCGTACTGAGGGCCATTGCTGACACGCTGACCTTCGACGAAGGGTTGCTGGCTGCAAAGGCGTTGATCGACGAGTGCGTCCAAGAGTGGACTGAGGATGCGCGACCGGAGGTGAAGGCGCTCATCTCTGACGCATTTCAGGTCGATAAGGCCGGCAACATCTCGACCGGCCGAGTGCTGGGCTTGCGCCGGCTCGATATTCAGGACGAGAAGTGGCAACGCGCGATGCGCGCGCTGTCGGAATCGGTGCGGGTGCAGTGTTCCAAGGCCTATGTCCGAATCGAACGGCGCAGCGAAGGCACTGGCAAGTTCGAAGCCGTTCGCCTGGATTTGGCGGGAGTGTGAGATGGGCAAGCTGACCAACCTGTTTGAGTGGGACCAAACCACGCTGCTAGAGGTATTTGAAGAGGCTGAGGCTACGGTCAACAACCAGTTCGACATCGTGGAAATGGGGCTGGCCGATGGTCGTTCAGTCGTGATGGCCCTGATTGCAGGAGCGCATGCGCAGCCAATCGCCCAGCTGTTGCGGGAGGCCAAAGAGACCGCAATCGATGTGCGAGCGGATTAAACACTACGCCGTTTTGACAATTTCTTTCACCAGCAAGGAGCAAACCATGACCAAGCAAGACCTGATCAAACACCTGGCCGCCCACGCGGATGTCACCAACAAGCAAGCCGAAGCCGTTCTCAACGCGCTGACCACTGCGGTGCTCGACACCGTGCGGGCGGGTGGCGAGCTGGCGATCTCCGACCTCGGCAAGTTTGGCACCACCCAGCGCGCAGCCAAGACCGGCCGCAATCCGAAAACCGGCGAGACCATCCAGATCGCAGCCAAGCGCGCGCCCAAGTTCTCCCCAGCCAAGGCGCTGAAGGACGCCGCCGCATAAAGCGAAACCGTGCACATAGAAATATGTGCGCGGTCTGCCCGGCGTGGTTGCCGGGTACTGATGAGCAGCCAACGATGAACGCAAAGACTCAAGACCGACAGCGACTGATCCGCCTGATCCACGTAGCCAAGCGCGAGCTGGCTCTGGATGACGACAGCTACCGCGCCATTCTCCAACGGATTGGAAAGCAGGCATCCGCGGCTGATTTGACCGTTCCAGAGCTGAACCAGGTGTTGGAATACCTGAAGCGCAACGGATTCAAGGTGCGCTCCAAAGCGCAGGCGGCCACTCAATCGCGCCCGCTGGCCCAGGACGAGCAGCATAAGAAGATACGCGCGCTCTGGCTGTTTCTGTATCAGATTGGTGTGGTCAAGAACCCGGCCGAGAGCGCCCTGGCTTCGTATGTGAAGCGGATTACTGGCCGGGACGCCATGCAATGGCTGGCCGGCGACCAACTGGAGCAGGTGATCGAATCGCTGAAGAAGTGGGCGATGCGTTCGCTGCCCGATCTGGTGCAGAAGCTGGCGGCCGAGGCACAGCAGCTACCTCTGACGGCAGCGCAGTGCGACGAGCTCGGCCAGCGGATGGCTACGGCCATGGCGCGCAAGACGTTCGACCCGATGTTGAGCGCCTGGGAAAGCCTGACCGCTGTTCTCAAAGTGAAGGAGGAAGCATGAAGCCCATCCATACCCGCAGCAAAGGCCCGGAGTTGCTGTCCGACCTGGCCGACCACATCGCCGAGGCTCTGCAGGAGCTGGCCAGCATTGAACGTGAGATCGGTGAGCAGCTGGGCAGCGAGATCGCCAACCGGATGGCGGCACACTGGGGCGGCCAGAACATTTACTTTCCGATGGGGCTGTCGGTCAGGTTGTCGAAGCGGGACCGGAAGATATTCGAAGAATTCACAGGAGACAACCACGGCGACCTGGCGCGCAAGTACGGTGTCAGCCTGCAGTGGATTTACAAGATCGTGAAGGCTGTCCGGCGTGAGGAAATGGAGAGCCGCCAGGGCGATATGTTCAGCTGAAAGTGGTGGGCCAACCGGCTCACCACCCTTTGCAATACGTGAAATAGATTTTCAGACCGCTGTCCACCATCTTCCCATATCATCCCAGCTGTTCCCGATTATCACGTTACTACCTGGTGGGTTTATCTCTCACCCCCTCACCTGGTCGCCGAGAGCGCTTGATCTCCCCCCTCCCCACAAGCCATACCAGCGACATGGAGAAACGCCCTGGGTTTGCATGGTAGCGACACTGCTTGATCGTTCGGCGGCCCGCAGCTGCCGGCAGCGGGCCGCAAACACCGCAGAGACGTCGACGCATCCACCTGCGGCGGATGCCCCAGGCATCTCGCGAAAGGCCCACAAGCCGGCAGCCGCGGCGATCCGCGAGCGTCAATCCGCTGCTCAGCATGGCGCGGGTGGCCTGCCGTTTGATCTGGAGGCTAACGTTTTACCCCTTAGAGCGGCTAACAAAAATCAGTTTCACGGCTGA